AGGGACACTTCATTTGAAATGATAGATTTATCATATGCATCAATTGATGTTTCTAATCCAGAATATTGGAAATAGCTATTGAATTTATTCAAATTTGAATCAGTATATGTTTCAATTACATTTTTAAGTGCTGCTGTGAGTTCACTTTTTGTTCCTGCATATTTAGATTTATTGTAATATACACGTGATTTTACTTTCAGAAAGTTGTAGTCAATATCAACTATCTCTGGTGTAACAGTAATTATACTAATCGGTTTTAGAATGTTTTCTTTAATATACTCTTTTTCAGTTTGTGAAATTTCAAAACCCAAACTTGGTTTTGCTGCAACGAAAACTTTACCATAAACAGGAGGGTCATTTTCTTCACCTCCCCAAACATTAACTGCCTCAAATTCAGGATAATTTTGCTGTATCAATCTAATGTAATCGTTTTTTGTTACAGCACGATTCTGTGACAATAGATTTAATGGCGCAGCAAATTTAATTTCATCTGGCGTTTCTCTTATTCTACCGCCCGCCGCAGATGTTACAGGATTCACAGTTATTGATGATAGTCCTGAAATAGGTGTTGTTGCAACAAATGTGTTAGATTTATTTGCATCTTCGCCCTTTGTTATGATATACTGTGCAATAACAACACCGCCATCGGGTATTTTTTTACCTATTACATTGTCGCCAAAGTAAATGTCATATCGACCATCTCTACCTTCTTGAATAAAATAAACCTCTGAATCCGATTGAACAGATAAAACATCACTTGATTTGTCATATATTGCAGATGATGTATTAACGGATGATTGTTTAACAGAAACGACTAATGTGCTTGTGTCTATATCAGCACTGGGTAATGTAAAGATTTGTTTTGGATTGGCTGAATAGCTGTTATTGAATGTGTAGGTTACATATTCGCCCTGATAAATTGGTATCGAATTGAACACATAATTGTTGCCTGTCTTTTCTTCTGAATATGATTCTAATGTGACAAATTTATATGAGATACCATCAATCTGTGTTGAATAGAATTCATATCCTCTTGGTATTGTCAATGAGCCTGGTGTTGGGCTTCCGCTATTAACACTTATATTAATAATTGCACGTGGTGCACGAATTGACCTAGGAACATATCCTAATTTTTTAGAGTGTGAAACAACAGAATTTCTAAGTGATGCGCTATCTAAAAATGATTCATTTGCAATCATATTCAGATAATATGAATTGTAATGTGTGTTATATGCCAACACATCTAATAGGATATTTAAACCAGCTCCATCGAAATCATAGTCTTGGAATTCACTCTGTTGTCTTAAAAATTCTTTTAAATTGGATTTGATTAAATCAAAATCTAATTCAGATACATTTAAACGGTCTGCCATTCTTATCTTTCTCTATTTAAGAAAAATTCTATTGTTATAGGTTCGCTTCTATTTAAAACAAAAAAGGTTAGTGTAACCGAAAATCTGTTATCATCATATTCTGGCATAACTATTATTTCACTGACACTTACCCTTGGCTCATAATTCTCTATTGTTTGCTGTATTTGCTTCTGTAATGCACTAATCGTAATTGAGTCCATGTTTTCAAACAACAGTTTTCTAACATTCGACCCAATCTCTGGATGAAAAAGTCTCTCATAGTGATTAGTTAATAGCAAATTTTTGACAGAATTAATTATAGCCAATTCGTCAACGTGTTTATTGATATCTTTTTTGATTGGATGAATGTTAAAATTCAAGTCCAAATCTTTATATTTTTTTATTGTTTTTGTAACTACGGTAGCCATATCTTATTTATTACGCTTTTTTAGTTATTTGCAGACAACTTTTCAATATAATTTTCAGTTCCAATCAAATTTTCAATTAAATAAGTCTGTGTTTTACCTAATCTCGTCAGTCTTTCAATTTTTCTATAATCGTCCAATATTTGCACAGATGCTCTATAAAAATACCAATCATTCTCACGACTTTTCATAATCAGATTGTTTGCTGTATTAGCGTGTGTATGAATTGTGTCGATTTGTCCAGATGTTAAATTTGATAATATTACACTAATTGTTGCTGGTGCACCTGGGTCAGTATTTGGATTCTCTATTTCATCAACGCGAATCGAATTGTTCACCGTTTGAACATCGCTGCCCAATGATATAGAAATTTCATCTATATCATCATTTAAAAATAAACTTGTAAAATTACCTAACAACGGAATAGCATTAGCTAATTCATCTGTTTCATTCAATACTAAAAGAAGTTCTTGACCTAAACCTGTTGCTTTATCATAGTCAGGATAATCTAAATTAGTACCCGTTGTCTCATTAAATGTTGGAACTGAAACACTGACGCCAGAAATGTTATTGGTATGTCTTTGGAAATAATAGATTTGATTTGCTGCTAACTCATTTGTAATTGGTGCAATCACGAAACATTTAGGATTAGCATTTGCATCAAAATCATCAATCGTATTGATTACTTGATTAAATAAATTTATGTTGCTCCACAATTGGTTCGTTACATTTATTGTTGGATTTTTATAGTAATCAGTTCTTATAAAATTACCATTAGCAATCTCGTTTGATTGCCATGTTTTTAACTGGACAGGATTATTCTCAAGAAAGGTTAAAGTTGCATTAGATAAATTAGCAGCTTCACCAAATTTAGTTGAATCAAAATCGTAATTCAATCTTACAAATACATTAGCTCCTGACATTATATCCTCACAGTAAAGTCATTGGTGAAATTGGTGTTGATGTCGGTCCTCTTGGTGCCCAATGAAAGTGTGTATTATAAACAAATCTCATACCCATCATTGTTCCTGCAACATCGCTAACCATAAATCCATTTATAAATGGTGCATTGACAGAAATACCTGCTGTAATTGTGTCAACACAGTTAATAGTACCCATTGGACTTGAAACTGGTATGCCAACAGATACGCCACCAGTTTCTGTAACGAACCCTAAATGACCAGCAGTAACACCATTCTTGGCATTTACTTTTGTATCAGAGTTTACTGATAAACCAGTTATTGAACCTGTGACAGATAAATCACCCTCAATGAATGTTGCATCACCTGTTAGGACTTTCAATACGCCAGAAGCTGGGTCTCCAACACCAAGTATCATATCATCATTTGATATGATACTTGTTTTACCTTTGATATTGGTAATCATTTCACCTGAAATTTCCTGATATAGATTACCGTCAATCTTTTCTATTTTATCACCCTTGATATGAACAACAGAATCACCCTCAATTGTAACAGAACAGTGACCTTTAATCAAGACATTTTTATTACCAATGACTATTTCATAACCATCACCATATATTTTATGGACTTCGCTTCCATCAGGATGCATTTCAATAAACGTTTTACTACGATGTTGAAGTCTAATTCTCTCACGGTCTTTTGTGTCATCCATTTCAAATGAATGACCGGATTCTGTTTCCCAAACTTTATTATGTGGATAAACTGGTTTTTCATCCACATTGGCAGGAGATTCGGGTTCAGCCCACGTGTATTGTCCATCGGGCGATTTTGGTATTGTTGCCATTTTTATGCCATAGACCCTTTGTTAGTATTAACACTATTCAATGCACTCTGATTTGTTTCTGATTGTTGTGTTATATATGAGTCAACAGCAGCCTGAACTTTTGCAACATCCGCCACTGATGATGGTGCTAAAATAGCACCAGCTATTTCCGTAGGTATAGCTAATAAAGTTATAGCCGCAGTTATAGTTTGTCCTGCCTGGTCAGTTGTTTTTTTAACCTCATTTAAAATTTCAGTAATATTTGTTCCTGATGCTGATGGCAATGTTAATGCATCACTAACCAAAGAACCAATACCTGATAGAAATGCGGATAAACAATTGCTTAAAGCAGCTTGTAATCGTGCGGGTAATGATAAAATCCAATCAGCAATTGCTCTTAATTGTGTTGCAACCTCAACTGTTATTTGTAAATAATCAGTCGCTAACTTTAATTTATCCTGTATCCATTTTAGTTTAAGTCTTAACCATTGTGCAAATTCTACAACTTTTTGTGATAGTGAATCAGGACTATTTCCAAGTGCAGTTATAAGTCCTTGAATTGCATCTCTGATAAGTGTTACGAATTGTGTATGTTTTAATCTTTCCCATATAACAGAACGTTTTAATTGTGTTGCGATATCACAAACATGAACAACATCTTTATTTGTTTGTTCTATCAGAGTTCCTTCAAGTTTTCCTTGTGCAGTTTGTGGTGAACCAGTAATAGATTCAATTTCTTTACCTGCCACTATTACACCAGGCGGCGCGTCTGGTTCCTCTTTTTTTTGTTCATCTGTTCGTTGGTCACTGAAACCCTGCGTAGGGTCATTCTCAACTCTTTTGATACCAGGATAAACACCAAGAATTATAGGATTCTGAGCAACCTTATCATCAATATAAAACCCCCAAACCCAATCTCCAGGTTTAACATCCAGAGACATATGTGTTCCTGTCAATGGATGCAACGGAACAGCCCACGCTAATAGTTTTGATGGTTGCTTATCTAATTTTTCTGTATCTTTACCCAAAACCCGAATTTGCATTCTACCCATTTTTCGTGGGTCACTCGTGTTTTCAACAACTGCATTGAACCAGTATAATTTACCGTTTAGTCCTGGTATTGAATCATGTAGTTTCATTAATCTCTACTCCAATCAACCTCAGTGGGTAAATACAATTTAGATTCTGTTGTTGAATCTGTTGCAACATCAATAACAGTTTCATGTGAATCATATCGTATTGTGTGGCGCGCGGCTATAATCAAATGTTTTCCTGTAACAGTAGTGTCTCTATCTGTTGATGTTGTTTTTATACCAGATAATGTCTTTTCAATTTTAACAACAAATCCAGAACTCATACTAAAATTGCCAGGTAATTCCATTCGGATTCTTGTGTTCATGTATGATGCTAATAATGCAGGTCTCTGTAATATATATTGTGTTGAATCGTCACCACTATTTATTGAATCACCATCTGTATCTTTTACGTGCTGACTATGTGCAAAACCACCAGTGTCAGTTGGATAACACATTATTCGTGATTGTTTACTATTTGAAACTAATAGATTATTATTATCTGTTTTATTCAATGATTCACCAGGTAATCTAGTAATATCCATATCACGAACAACTATTGCCTTTTCACAAATATTATATGCATATTGTTTACCTCCTTGAACACCGCTTGTTATACTTTTAAGTATATCATACTGCGACAGTATTTCATATTTTCTAACACCTAAAGCAGAATTGTCTTTTGAATTGTAAATATTCTTAGGTTCAAAGTTTAGCGTAAATATTTCGCTTTGTTTCGCTAGGTGTGATAACGAAACAAAATTATATCCGAGAACATTCTCAAAAAACATATAACTTGGCGACGAGTCTTTATTCAATGAAACTTTACTACAATCAATGATTGCGTTTATTGGACTCTTACCGGACATCACAACTTCTTTTATGCCTAAAGTTGGTTCGATAAAACTGATATCCTTTTCAGTCATATCCAAAAATTCAGTCATAATATTTCGTGCTATTACGCCATAATTATTTGTATAACAACCATACACTTTCTTTTCTTTTGATATAATCAATTCATTTGAAACAAAATGCAAAACATACATTTCTGAATTATCATTATTTGGTATTCGGGGTGTTTCTTTATAAATTCTGAATGTCTTTTTTATTGATGACGAACAATCCTTTTTCTCAATGTCAACAACCAATGCTTCTGAGCCATCAAAGCGCAATTCTTTGCGTAGACCAACAGCATCATTGATTAGTATGTTTCCTGTCATGCATGGTGAAAAAATACTATCATATATGTTTATGACTTGAAAAAGTCCTGTTAAATCATTCTCTCCATTTTTTGCAATTAATACCAATTTCTTGATATTAAAAACTAGATTTGTTCTTGAATTGTTAGACATTGTCCATTATCTCAACGAATTCGTCCTTAACGGCATGTATGAATTCTTTTTTTAATATTTTTACCAATCTCTTATCCTCATTATATTCTATTTCATAATCATAATATGTTTTACGTGTTTTGGTCACAGCAATATTCATTACAGTCGAATTAGGTAATGTATATGACACAGAACTTGATGATAATGAAGCATATGTATTAGCATCTATTTGTATTTCTTCAATATCTATGTCAGTCAAGCCAACATATGTTTTGGTTATTACTTTGTAATATGAATGATAATTATTGGTAGCCCATTCTAAACCAGTCTCGCCTATACCTGCAAATTCAGAATATGAATCTTCTATTGAATCTGTCAGTGATTTATAATCCAATGGCCATTGACTATTAACATCTGTGATATTATTATATTTTAATATGAGCCAATGAAAGAAAGCATCACCATAAATCTTATACGAGACAAGTTCTGGTGTGTCACCTTCTTCTATTGTATATTCATAGTATGCAGCATTGTTGTTGACGATATCACCGTTGAATGAATAATTAACTGTTAAGTTAGTTACGGTATCAACGTCCTCAGGTCTACCGAGATTATAATATGTCTTAGGAAAATAGTTAAAATAGTTTGACATTATACGTCATTTTCTTTATATGCATCTTTTGTCATAAATTCTAGTTCTTCAAATGCTAAACCCATTCTTATACCAACAGGCATACCAGTCTTACCTAAACTTGGTGACAAAGTATCATTGCCCGAGAATGATTCATATGCTCTAAATCCATCCGGCGCATAATCGACCTCAATACTTCTAAGGATACAAGGTCCTTTTATTTTCGGTATGTTATCATTCACTCTGCCGTTATAATAAAACTCAACATTAAAATCAGATGGAGGAACTAAGAATTGTCCTGCCGTTCCTGTTTTCAATTCTGGTGCTTGATGATACTTAAATTTCTGTATGATTCTCTGAACTTCAAGTGCTTCCTGTTCACTTCTTGGATAAAACATGAAGTCGAACCTGAAATTTCTTCTTACAGGATTTCGATATATCAATTCTAAACGTGGATTAACTATTCCAAATTGGCCAGCAAACAAAGCTGCGACTGTTCCAGGACTTTTTATTAATTCACCAGCAGGTTTCAATAATTGTGATAGGAAAGGAGATAGATTTGCACCAACTTTACTTGGGTCTCCAATGACATCTTTTAAAGATTCATGAAGTGCAGAAAGTGATGTTGCTACATCATTTCTTGATATCTCTTGATAATCCTGTGTGTGTGTAAAATTCAGTGTATTTGGCATGTATAAAGCAATAGTGTCGGTTATAGTATTGACTTTTCTTGCAATATTAAATCCAGATAAATTTGTTGGAATATCAGCATAAGGTTTAATTGTTGAGGTTATAACATCACCAACATAATTTATTGCTCCTATAGCTTGAGGTGACGATTGTAATGCTCCTTTAAGACTTTTAGCTACCCCGCCAGATAAATTTGATATTGTTTCTACAATGGCGCCAGCGTATTCATTAGCAACTCCTGTAGCTGTTTGTTTTGCTGCATTACCAACATCACCGATAGTAGTTATCTTTTTCTGTGGTCCTACAGTTCTACACTTATAGGTTTCGTTTGTAAGTTGGCTGACATTAATGTGGAAAATCATATAATGACCTTTATCCAGAGAACCTAAATCTTCTGGATATCGTAATACGTCGACCTTAAAATTATCAGATTTTGATAATGTATTTGTGTTTTTTCTGTTATCAGTTTTAAATTTGATATCAGTGATAGAAAAGAGTGCCATTGAGTTCCTAGGAAGAATACATATTTATGTAAACAAACTATTTTTAATATTTATATGACATTTGGCAGCAATACCTATAAAGGCAGATTTACGCCCAAAAACCCACAGAAATACAGGGGGGATGCGAATAATATCATCTTCCGGTCATCATGGGAACTTCGGTGTATGAAGCGGTTTGACGTTCAAGAAAATGTTGTTTGGTGGTCATCCGAAGAACTTATAATACCATATATGTCACCAATTGACAATAGAAAACACAGATATTTTCCAGATTTTATTGCAAATATAAGAAAAAAAGACGGTTCTATAATGACATATGTTATTGAGGTAAAACCAGAGATACAGACGAAAAAACCACAGCAGAAAAGAAAAACTAAAAGATATATACAAGAGGCTGCAACCTATGTAGTAAATCAATCAAAATGGGAAGCTGCTGATAGATTCTGCAATGAACATGGTTGGAAATTTTTAGTTCTGACAGAGAAAAATCTGGGAATAAAGTGAATAAATAGAATATGGCTTATCTAATAGACCGAATAAATGAAGAATTATCAAAATCTGGTTATACAACAGGAACCAGACGAGCAAGAGATTGGTTGCGTTCTAAAATAGGAACTCTACAACCAACTCCTGCTACACTGTTGCGCGACAAAAAAAGATTGTCAACAACTCAATTTGTGGGTGGTATGTTCTTTTTTTACTATGACCCAAAAACTAAGGATTCGTTGCCATATTACGATAGGTTCCCTTTGGTCTTACCAATAGAACGATACTCAGACGGTTTTCTAGGATTGAACTTGCACTATATTCATCCAAAGCAACGAATTATCCTTTTAGATAAATTGAGCGATTTTAGAACTAATAGTAAGTATGATGAAACGACAAAATTAAGATTGTCATATGATTTATTGAGAAGTGTATCGAAAGTGTATGAAATGTCATCATGCATAAAACGATACCTATCAAATCATATACAATCAAGATTTATTGAGATTGCCGCAAACGAGTGGGATATTGCTGCACTTCTACCAGTTGAGCGGTTTGAGAAAGCAACAAAAAACAAAGTTTGGGCAGATTCAAGGAAAAAATATTAATGTCTTTTCTACCTAGTTTATTTTTATCAAACATAAAAGCAAAAGATGGTTTAGCAAGACCATCACGATTTCAAGTTATTTTACCTATACCAAAATATATAGGTAAATTTGTTGAAAGCGGTGTGTTAGAAAAATTATATAACTTACCAAACACATTGTTTTCTGACATAACAGCAAACACAGACAAGAAACAATATACGAATTCTTCGATTTCAAGATATCTTGGATTGCAATGTGAAAGTGCAGAGTTACCAGGTAAAACATTACAGACAACAGATGTGACGATTTATGGTCCATCGTTTAAGGTTCCTTATCTGGCAAGTTATACAGAAACAACATTAAATTTCATATGCACAAATGAATTCTATGAAAGGAAATTATTTGACCGTTGGTTAGAGGCAATGATTCCTTCAGATACGAATAATCCAAGATTTCCAAAGGGCAAAGAAAGTCAATATATAACAAATATAAAAATAATTCAATATGACGATTTCATAAAACAGATATATGCGGTTGAACTGCAAGATGCGTTTCCTATCGGAATAGCAGCACAACCATTGAACTGGGGAGATGAAAACTTCCATAGACTTTCTGTGCAATTCTCATATCAGAAGTATAAAACGATTTATGATGGAAACTATGATTTGACTGCTGCTGCTGCATCATTGTTTGGCAGCGCAATTGCAGGTGTTCCGGTAAGAACCATCTTAACCGGTCAAACTAATGCAATTGGAGATACACTTAGTAGAATATTTTAATTGAATGGAGAAATTATGACTTTACCAAAAATTGATGTGCCGTTATATAGTGTTGAATTACCTTCAAACAAACAAAAGGTAACATTTAGACCGTTCTTAGTTAAAGAACAAAAATTGTTTTTGATGAATACCGAAAACACTGATGCTCATGATACAGTAAAAATCATACGTCAAGTGTTAAAGAATTGTGTAGTCGACCCGATAGACATAGATGCATTACCTGTTTTTGATTTGGAATTTCTATTCATGAATCTTCGTGCAAGGTCTGTATCCGAGATTATTAATCTAAAATATAAATGTAATAATGTTATTGGAGAAAATCAGTGTGGTGCTATCAACGAAATTGTGGTTAATGTTTTAGAGATTAAGCCAACATTTTATCCTGAGCATACAAATAGAATCCAATTGAATGAGAAAGTTGGTATTTGTATGAAGTATCCTACGTTTGAAATGCTAAAGAATATGGCAGGAAAACAAGAAGGAGACGCAATCATGGAAACCATTTACGGTTCGATTGATTACATCTATGACGAAAATGCAATGTATTATGCAAAGGATATTAGTCGAAAAGAGATTGAGGATTTTATTGATAATATTCAGCAAAAAGATTTAGAGAAACTTCGTGTGTTTTTCGATACAATGCCAAAGATTAAAAAAGATTTGGATTACAAATGTAAAAAATGTGGATATGCAGAAAATATCACACTAGAAGGTATACAAGATTTTTTCGCTC